TGCCGGCGCGACCGACACCGTCGCCATCGAGCGCAAGCGCAACGGTGAGCTGCAATCGTGCTGCGGCACGGACCGCGATCGCTTCATCGCGCAGATCGAGCGCATGCGCGAATACCCGGTCAGGTGGATCATTCTCGAGTGCACGATGGATGACATCGTCCTCGGTCTCAACCGCAGCGCCATCAACCCGATGAGTGTGCTCGGGACCATCATCAAGTTTGGTAGCGACTGGAACATCCCGACGATGCTGTGCGGCGATGCGCGGAATGCGTCGCTGTTTGTCGAGCGGATCATGCTGCGCGAATGGAAGCGATTGAACGAGAAGGCGAAAGCCGAAGTGAAGGTGCCGGCGTGAGCGACCCCGAGCCCGACACTATTCCGTGTCCGCCGCCCGACTGGGAATATTGGGAGAATCGCGGTTGAACGCCCCCATCATCCACCGCGACCCGCTCCTCGCCGGGTACCGCGCGTGTCGCTTCTACGCGATGCGCCGCGCATGCCTCGCGCTCGCGGAGCTGCTGCGCGTCACCGCGTACGACGGCGCCCAGATGCACGAGCTGCTGCTCGTGTGGCTGAAACTGTACGACGCCGCGATCGTCGTCGCGTACGGCCACGCGCTCGCATGCTGCAATGATCCGCGCCGGGCATATCGCGTGTTTTGCGAGCGTGCCGTGCAGGAGCAGCTGCGGGAAAACGTGCAGCGGATGGCGGTGGAGATTGTTGGGGAGCCGCGGAACGAGCCGCGCGGGTCGACGTTCGAAGAGCGCGTGTTGGATGATATTGAGTTTGCGAAAGTGAGGGTTGCGTGAATTCAGACGAATTGGCGGCGAGACTGAATGACATTCGAACTTTCGCTGATAACGGCGACAGTGAGTCCGCGCACGCTCTTGAGGACCAGCTTTTCCGCGATGTTCTTCGCGCGATAAGCGCAGGAGGCAGCGACCCAATCGGGCTTGCGTCGATTGCCCTGTCCTCTCTGTCGATTGAGTTCGACCGGTGGTGCGCGTGACCATGAACGCTGACATGCGCACGCCGCGCGCCGCGCAACAGGTCGCAGATTGCCGCCACGTCGCGGCGCTCTACGTCGACCCTCGGGGGCCGTATCCGGCATTGGCACGCGGCGAGTACCTTGACTTATGGCCCGCTGGCGTAGGGCCGACCGGCACGCCGCGTGAGATTGAGTGCTGGGACGAGACACGCGACGCGCGCAAGTACGACGGCCCGCACCCGGTCGTAGCGCATCCGCCGTGCGGTCCGTGGTCGAAGCCGCACATGTGCAGCGAAAAAACACTGGCGGACACGCGCGATTGCGGCCCGCGCGCTGTCGAGCAAGTGCGCGCGTTTGGCGGCGTCCTCGAGCAGCCGGCAGGCTCGAAGTTGTGGACCTATTGCCTAATCCCTCACCCCGGCAGCCCAGACATACTCGGCCATGGGTACACCGTCGAGGTCGACCAGTGCGAATGGGGCCACGTCGCCCGCAAGCGCACGTGGCTCTACCTCGTAGGCGTGCCGCGTGATGCGCTCGAGGCTCCGCCGTTTCCTGGGCGCGCGCCGACACACTGGGTCAGCGGAGGGCGCAATCAGATGCGCAAAAATGGCAAGCAAGGCGGCGGTGTCGTGCCACCCGGAATCAAGGTCTGCTCCGCGCAGCAACGCCGCCGCACGCCGCCGCTGTTCGCTGAGTATCTCGTACGGTTGGCACGCGCCGCGGTGAAGCCGTGACCGCGCCGAAGCCCCGCGCCGAACTGCTCCGCCGCCGGCACGACGACGCGACCGAAAAGCAGTGCCGCGTGTGCCGCAAGTGGAAGCCGCGCAAGAACGGATTCTACTCACGCAGTTGCGCCCCGGATGGGCTGCAAACCATCTGCAAAGCCTGCGACAATGCCCGCTCAAGCAAGCGCGCCGAGTACCCCGAGGGCGACCGGCCCAGCGCGTGCAAGCGGGGCAAGTTCTGCAACGAGTGCGGCGGGCTCCCCCATCGCGTCGAGGGCAAACGCTGCCGCCGCTGCGGGCTCGCCTTCGCCGACGAGGCACCGCCCGAGCTCGAGCTCCGCCGGTTCGACGATATTCGCACGCGCTGCTGAAAGGTCAAATGCAAGACTGGGAATACTCGGACGACGACGCTCCGGACGCGCCACCGCCTCAAACGAGGCCGCACCTAAAGCCGGTAGACCTGGCTGCGGTGCGCGAGCTGAATGACCAGGCGCGCAAGCTGCAACAGGAGCTCGAGCTCAAGGTGCGCTGGCCCGCCATTGGCGTGGCAGGCATATTCGCTCCGCTCGAGCCCATTGACTACCTGGTTCAGGCGCTCGACATCTGCCCAGGCGCGCCCACGCTATTGGCCGCCTACGGGTTCAGCGGGAAGACCATGGTGACGCAATCGATGGCGCTCAGCATCGCCAGCGGTTCGCTGCTCTGGGACAAGTTCCCGTGCAAGCAGGGCCGGGTGCTCCACATCGACTACGAGCAGGGCGAGCGCCTCAGTCGCGACCGCTACCAGCGCCTCGCCAAGGGCATGCAGCTCACGCCGGCGGACCTAGGCGACCGCCTCAGCCTGGTCTCGATGCCGCAGCACTACATGGACATGGAAGGCAGCGAGGCTTTCATGCTCAAGGCCTGCGAGGGGTTCAACTTGGCCATCGTCGACTCCTTCCGAGCCTGCTCGCCCACGGTGGACGAGAACGACTCGGAGGCGCGCCTCGTGCTCGACAAGCTCACCCGCGTCTCGGAAAAGACCGGCTGCTGTTTCATCGTAATCCACCACGCCCGCAAGCCAGCCCGCGACGGCTCCAAGGGCGGAGGTGCGATGATGGACGTGCGCGGGTCGGGTGCCCTATTCGACGCTTGCGCTTGCGTCCTGCACCTGACCATGACCGACAAGGACGACGACCGCACACTCAAGCAATCCAAGGCGCGCAACCGGGGCACCAAGATGTCGGACGTTGCGATCGACATCTACGATGTCCCGGACGGTGACGACGAGCGAGCGGGCCTCGTGGTGCGCGCGCGGGACATCCTCCCTGCCGGCATGGCCAGCTACGAGAAGACGCCAGCGGCAGACAACGACCAATTCCGCGACGCCATTATTCGCTGCTTCCGCAAAGACCCAGAGCCGAAGTCAAAGAACGCCATCGCCGCAGCGTGCGGGCTCCGCCGGTCCAGTGTGCTCGGCGCCGTCGACCTAATGACCAGCAAGGCCGAGCTCGTTGCAGTCAGACAAGGCAACCAGACAAATTATACTATCAATGCACAAAAACTCGTTCAGGTCTGGGAATGACCGACTGGTTCCGGGTGGTTCCCAGTGGTTCCCGGAACCGGCGGTGTAGTGACCGGTGCCCAGGTGGTTCCGGTGGTTCCCCCCCCTTTAGGGGGGAACCGGTACCTGGGAACCGGTACACGTGGGTGCGGGACTGGTGAATTCTGATGATCGGAACCGGGAAATCGGGAACCAGTAATGAAAGGTAAGATATGTTCGCAAAGGACTTGATCGACGAAGACATGACCGATGGGCAGAACATCGCGATGGCGCTTTACGCGGTTGCGCAAGCCATCGAAAAGCTAGGGTTCAACGGCAACGATGGGAAAGGACCGGGGGCGATCGAGGGGCACACGATGATGCTCAGGGACGCAATCGCTCCGCTCATTGCCGACGCGATTCAAGGCGGACTAGAGCGCATCGCAGAGGCAATAAGCGAAAGCGAGAGGCGAGAGATGATTCACCCCCTCGCGCGCGCGGGCGCGTATCAAATGGCAACCGCGTGACCGGTCTCGTTGCCATTGTCGATTTTGGTTGCGCTAGGCGCCTAGCGGGGTTATCTTCAACTGCATGACGACGACGCAAACCAGCAAGCCCTCCGACAGCGCCATCACCTACACGAACAACGCCTCAATCGTTGCCTTTCAGCCGAGTGGCGATTCCTGCCGGGTCATCATCAACGAGCGCATCGAGACGATGAACATGGCCGCCGCGCTCGACTTCGAGGATGCACTCAAAGAGGCTGGTTACTGGGTCGCAGGCTGAGCGGCTCGCCTTCCGCTCCCGGCCCCGAGCATATCGGAGCTGGTGGCGGGCGTCGGAGCCCGAACCAACGAGGAGAGAATCGGCATCATGGCAAATACCTACTGGAACATTGATAGCGGCGACGGCAACGAGCTGACGGCGGGCATCCAGCTCGAGTCTGAGGCTCGTAAAATTGCGCAGCGTATGGCCAACGAGCGCGGCGAGAGCGTGTATCTGTACGAGGTCGGCGCAGGCGACGGGGAATCCGAGGCGGACTCGGAAGAAATCGAGCCTGAATAATGTGGCTAAATCTGGAAACCCACGCCGATGAGCGTGATCACTGGACCCCGAGCTACCGAGCCAGCATTGACGCGCGTTGGCCGCTTGACGGTGACGAGCAGCGCGTGCGGCTCGCTGACGGCAGTGAGGTCACGGCAACGGTCGAGCGTCACCGCGGATACCGCTGGCTCGACAATGATGGGCGCGAGCTCGATGTCGTGGCAGTGGAGCTAGCACCGTGACCCGCCGAGCCAAGACCGCAGCAACATCTGACCCGGGCCAGTACCTGCCCCTGCTGGCGCGCGCCACAGCCGATAAGGTGCGCGCCCGCTCTTTCGAAGAAATACGCGGACTGATGGCGAAATCGCGCTCCGGCACGCAGTGGACGGAAGCCGACTACGCCGCGCGCGGCTACGGGCGGATTACGCTGCGGCTGTCGCGCACCGTGCTCGAGCTGCTGGCCGCCAGGGCGAAAGAGTCGGGCAAGTCGCGGGCCGAGGTCGTGGCTGAGCTTGTGTTGGCCACCCGGCAGCCGTAGTGTGAGGCGGATGAGCTCCTGGCTTGGCACGCTTCCGTTGTTGCTGCTCCTGGGCATCGCGTGCTCGTCGGCCACCAGGGAGCCGCTAGGAGACGTTCAGCCGGACGCGGGCACCTCAGGGTCATCCGGGGCGCCAAACGCAGCTGGCGGTCATCCTGGCGCGAACGCAGGGCAAGCCGGCGAGGCGACGACGGTAGCGGGCGGACAGGCGGGAGCAGGCCAGACGCCGGAAGCGGCGGGCGCCAGCGGCGCGGCTGGCTCACCCGAGGCCGCTGATGCTGGGCCGAACTGGCCTGACTGCGCGGGGACGTGGGCGATTTGCGACACCCCTGATGCGGACGGCAAACCGCTCGGCTACGGCTACGCCTGCCAGGTCCCGACCGGCTACGGCACGCATTACCAGATGGCGTGCCAATTCTACTGCGACACCGACGTGAACCCAGGCACGCCGGACGCGGACCGACAGACGCGCTGCGAAGCCGCTGGCGGCCAATGCGCGTGCCTCTCGCTCGGCACGCTCGACGACGCCGGCAATGTCGACGATTCCGGCCCCTGCTCGAATCGATATGCGTGTCAGCCGCGCTAGCGCACCAGCCGGTACGCGCCAAGCTTCCTGGCTCGCTGCTCGGCCCGCTTCTTAATAGCCGCCTTCGTGGCCTTGGCCTCGGCCGCGTACCAGTCTGGTGAGCCAGGCTTGGGCGCCTCGAGCTCAGGCGTGTACCATGTGCGCGCAGCTCGCACCCCGTAGAGCAGCGAGTCGCAACAGTGATTCTCGAAGCGCGGATCCTCGGCGACGCGGCCCGGCCCCCACTGCAGCAGGCACATCTCGTCGAGCAGCTGGCCGCAGTCGCGCGCCACGATTTTGACCGTGCCGCTGCGGAGCTCGCCCTGGACGATTTCCTGGAACGCGCGCTTCTTCGTCTTCTCGGCCGCGACGATGCCGATGCCATAGCGCTGGCGCATCTCCTCGGCGTAACCCTTGCCGAGCCCGCCCTCGTCGCCGATGATCTGCAGCCCGGCTCCGAACTCGGCCCGCAGGCGCTCCGTGTGCGCAGCGACCGCGGACGGGATGAGCCCGGTCATACTCCAGCTCCGAAGCACATACACCTCGGGCATACCGGTCTTCGTGCCGAGCACCGTGAACGCCGTCGCGTCAGTGAACCCGAAGTCAATGCTCAGTATGTGGCGCAGCCCGTCGGGGACTTGGTCCGGAGTGACCGCGTTGAGCGCCGCCGAATACGGGTACACGAGCGCGCCCTCGTCGCGCACCCATTCGCCGAGGTACTCACGGCGGAACGTGGCCGAGCTCTGGTCGAGCCCGTACGTCTCGCAGAACAGCGCGATCTCGTGCTTCGCGTCCGGGATGTGCGGGTTGTCGAGAATGGTCCAGTGGTGCGTCGGCCACGGGGGCGAGCCGTCACCGGTGCTCACCTCGTAGAACAGGCCGGCCGGGATGGGGCTCGGTGTGCCCGCGAGTAGCAGGTGCCCCGCCTTGTCGATGAGGGCTGGCTCAATACTGTCCGTGATGAGCTCGCGCAGCCAGACGCCGTACTCCTGCGCCTCATCGATTGCCGCGCGCTTGTACTTGCTGCCGCGGAACTTGCCGACCTCGGACTTGTCTTTGCAGCCAGCGAGCCAAATGGTGTGCCGCGTCAGGCCGACCATGAGCAGCAGCTGCCCGTCGACCTCGCGGAGCCGCAGCTGCAGCTCGGGGTAGCGCTGCGCGAAGTAGTCGATGGCCGGCTGCAGGATGCGGCGCGCGTCACCCTTCGAGCGCGCGATGTACACGCTGAGCCCGGCCGGGTCGGAGAGCGCGCCGTCGATGAGCCACGCGAGGATGCCGTGCGACTTGCCGGCGCGGCGCGAGCAAACGGCGACCTTGCGGCGCGACGGGTCGCAGACGAACGCGCGCTGTTTTGGATGCAAATCGCCCAGGAACCGGCGGGCCTTGCGGACATCGTTCGCCGTGTTGATTCGGCGCTCGAGCTCCCCGCGAAGCTCCGGCGGCAGCTGGGCGATTTGCGCGGGGGTCACTTCGGCTTGCGCTGAGGACGCAGCGTGAGCTGGAGCCTTCTAATATCGTCGTTCAGAAACCGACGGTAGCTGATTAGGTAATCGAGCTTCGCTTTGCGCTCTCGCTTTGTGCCCGGTGCCCATAAGACACATGTGCCACAGGCTTCGCACGTCTTTTTCATTCGGTCACGATTTTGACGGCTGCGCGCGTCACCGCGGCGTCGGGTACCCAATAGGTCTCGCCCGTGTTCGGGCTGTGGTACGCGAACCCACCCGAGTAGCGCTCGATGGGGCACCCGTCGGTGGCAACGATGACAGGCTCACCGTCGAGGTTGTGCTGCAGCGACAAGGCGAGAAAGATCACCTTCGTTTTCGGCGCCGCTGGCGCTTGCGTGCCCGCCGCCAGATTCGATTTCCTCGCCGCTTGTTTCGTAGCTTCGTCCATTGCTGCTCTCTCCGCTGAGTTGGGCCAGGAAGCGGGATGCCTCCCGCGCTAGGTCTGAGTCGCTCATCTGCTGATATCGAATCACCACTTCGCTATTCGCCCCGCTCAGGCCGAGAATGTCGGCCAGATGCTTGGCGGCAGTGAGCGCGGTGCGGTGGTCGGGCTTGCGGATTTCGACGACGTTGCCCTGCGCGTCGACCGTCTCCTCGGTGCGCGTCTCGGCGGCACGGCCAATCTGCGCGATGCGCTCGATCACCGCCATCTTCGCCTCTTCGCCGCCCCACGACAGGCGCAGGAGTCGCCCGGCCTCGGCGCAATACTTCTGCGCATTCTCGAGCGAGAGCCCGTGCGTCACCGCGAGCTGGCGGACCGAGCGGTAAGGGAACCACTCGCCCTTGCTCATCGTGTGCGCGATCTCCTCCACGATCTTGTCCTTGGCCAGCGTCGAGCCCTCGGCGCCGCCGCTGCCCGGTTTGAGCGAGCGCCGCCCCATCAGAGCCCCCGCTTCTCGCAAGCCATCGCGAAGCAGACCCACAGGAAGACGAAGGTCAGAACGTAGCTCATCCCTTCGCGCCCTCCGCCGCCGCAGCACGTCGCGCCAGCTCCTCGACCTCGAACCTCTTGATCTCGTCGACCAGGTCCATGAGCTGGCTCGGCCCGTCGACTTCGGGGTCATAGCCCCGGCGCATGCGCTTCAGATACTCGAGGAAGTGCAGCGGGTCGGCCGCATTGTTCTGCCGCGCCGCGCGCTCGAGACGCCGCGAAAGCAACACGCCCTCGGATACGGGCAGCGCCTTCTTCGGGGCAACCCACGTGAGGTGCCGCGCAATCCGTCGAGAGAGGCTACCCACGGCGGACGCCCATCAGCAGCGCGTCGTAATCG